TCGGCAACCAGTTTGTCAAGAATCTTGGTGACTGGCTGCAATAATCTTTCAAACATTTATTTAAACCATCCAGCCACGGTATCCGCCACTTTATGGACTGTAGCCACAGTCCGGACCAGTACTTTCGGAGGTTTTTTGGCTATACCGAGTGTAGCTCCCTCAGTAACACCTTCGGCAAAGGCCGTGTCTTCCGGTGTCGGTTTGTCCAGATTTTCTATTGTCTTGGGATTAATAACTACCGCAGCGCCGAAATCTACATGAGGAATTACCCCTGAAGTGGATAGCTTCAGATGCAAATCACCGTCCTTGTCATACCAGACACCGGCATCTACACCGGCACCGGCTCCCGGTCCTCCTCCGGCTCCGGCCCATACTTTTGCCTGATTACCGTCCGGACTCACATATTGCCATTTCATTACCTCGGATACGGTTACACCTACATGGGCACTGACTTTTACCTCAAGGCCGCGACCGTCATGGGTATCTACGTCGGCACTAACTCCCTGCTCCTCGTCAACAGTGGTGACGGTACAGACATGATCGAAGTTCCATTTGTCTGTTTTTGCCCATTTTTTGCCCAAGGCTTTCTTGAAAAAGAAGTTGCCATTACCACTTACATAAAAGCAATCTTCATTCTTGGAATTGGAAATATAGTATCCGGGTGGAACATGTTGTCCCGTAGTCATTTCTTGCTTTTCCCTCTAATAGCCCCGCCGCGCTTTTTCCTAGAGGCAGACAAGGCAATAGCTATTGCCTGTTTTTGGGGTCTACCTTCCCGTACCAGCGTACTGATATTCCGGCTAACTGTTTTTCGCCCTCGGCCTTTTTTTAAAGGCATCTCAACAACTCTTGAACCTGCTCCCGCGTAACGCGCTCCGCATTCCTTTCTTCTTACCCGTAATCATAATGCCGTCTTCTGTGTCAGGAGCGGCTGATTCTTTCGGGCTCGGATAAGGGATCGAACCTTGGCCGTCTATAATGGCTTTACCCGTTACTTTTGGCGTTTTCCCTGCTGGGCCGCTGATAATGTGTACTCTGCTCATAGTTATTTACCTCAAATAATCCCTGTATATATTTTAGTCTACCAGCCATATAGATCCTTACGGCGGGCTTCCTGCTTCCTCATGGCCTTGGTTTTCGGAGCGCCTGCTCCGAGATCAACTTTAGACATCCTTCTTGTTACGCGGCCCCCTCGTCGGGTTATTTCTTTTTTAGCCTCCTCGCTTAATTTAAATGGCTTGGGTCCCTTTGCTATTTCCCTGACTTCGGCGCGTTTTCGCGCCGCTCGTTTACGCGCTAGTTCTGCTGCTCTGCTTTGTTTTTCTTTTAAGAGATCCTTATATATCTTCTGAGATTTCTTGTGCCCTTCCCAGATTGCCTTCTTTGCTGCTTTTACTTTGCCCACAACTACTTACCTTTCTTTTTCGGAGCGCCAGCTCCGAGATTGACTCTGGTACCTGAATACCTGGCATCTACGGTTCTTTTCGTAAGCCAGTTTTTCGGCATCATAGATCCGCTTTTTTCCCATTCTTTCACGAATTTTGCAGCCCGGTCTTTGGATTCCTTTGACCATTTTTCTATATTAGCCGCTGCTTTTTCAGGCTGTGTTCTGGAGCGAGCCGCTTTTGCTACTATTTTTAACTTGCCCATGATTAGGTACCCTTTGGAAACAAACTTTTTTGCTCGGAGATAACCCGTTTTTTCGGAGCCCCCGCGCCAAGATTAACTCTGGAACGCTGTTTTTCCCCTTTTTCCGACGCACGCTCCAACGCTTTGTTGTGCTTCGCCCATTCTTTTTTTATTTGTTCCCGGAACCATTTTTCACTTCCTTTTACAACTTTAGCTTTACCCACAATCTTACCTCTGTTTCATGCGTTCACGATCTTCGGCAGATTGAATCCGGGCTGCAGTCTGTCGTTCCTGACTTGCAATACGTTCCTGTAATTCCGAAGATTTCTGTGCCATCCGCTGACGATCCAGTTCTATCCTCTGCTGGAATTCCGCAGCCTTCTGGCCTATCTGCTGACGATCCAGTTCTGTCTCCTGCTGGTCTTGTGCAAGATTGCCTTTTACCTGTTGGTCCTTGATGGCAAGTTCCTGCTGCTTGAGCCCGATTAACGGGTCAGGTTTTTCCTGACCTCCGCCGGATAGTTGTTGACTAAGCTGTTTAACCTCTTGCATTCCCTGTGCAATAAGTTGTGCCTTAATGGCCTCAAATTCCAGACTTCTTGGTGGCATCTCAACCTCCCCTCCTCCCTGCATAGCAGGCAACATTCCTTCCGGGGGTAGCATTCCTTCCGGAGCTACCTGCGGAATACCATTCATACCGGCTTCCGGTGGTAAAGATCCTCCATTCATGGCAGCCTGCGGAGGTAAAGGCATCCCGTTCATAGCAGCTTCCGGGGGCATTCCCTGTTGCTGTTGTTGCAGGACTATTTCCGCCTGCTCTTCGGCCTGTACCCTGACATGTTCCATGATATGTTTCTGTAACTCTATTCCTATTTTCGGCATCTGCCCTACCATAGGGGAGGAACCGAAAACCAGATGTGCCATGATGTGTGCCTGATGCTCCTGACCGGGAAAAGCCTCCAGTGGAATACTTTCCATTGCATCAATGTTTTCCTGTGCCGGGTCACGGGGCTCTACTTTATCTACTGCCTGTGAGGCCAGAATCTTGTCTATATCCCGCACACCTAATGCTTCATACATGCGGCGGTAGACTTCAGGAATATTATGTATTTCAGGTGCCTGTAGGGCTAATTGCAATTCAGTCTGTGCCAATGTAATCCGTTGGGCCTGGGAAAAGATGTTGGGATTGGATACAGGAAGCACGTCTACACGGTCGTCAAAATCCTCACTCCGCACAGACTGGTCCGCACCGGCTACCGTATAGGGGTATTCCGAAGGCAGGTAATCTGCCATGACCTTGGCAAGTAATTTGAACTCCACCCGCATGGCATAGTGCAACCGCTTATGGATTGCACTCATTACCCGCGTGCCCTGCTCCAGCATGGCAATCGTAGTTCCCACCGCCGCCTGCTGGTTACCGTCACCGACCTTTAAATCGGTAATCGTGGCAAACCGCTGTGCAGCCTGTACCACGAATCCCAGTAACTGGAACAAAGTGGGATCAGGCCCCTTGAACGGCAACGGCATCAGGCTGTCTCGGATAGCCCCTCCGGGGGCATCCACATCCCGGAATTCACCGGGCTGTAACGGGTCATCATCGTCCCTGAACCGCAGCCCGCGGGCTTTGAAACCGGCAGGAAGGTTATTTAACGTCCCTGCATCAATTAATTGCCTCAGTGCAGCGGTCGCGGTACGGGACAATCCGCCAATGGTATGGATAAGCCCAAGCCCGTAGAAACCAAACCCGGGCAGGAACTTGTAATGGATAAAATACTGTATCTTGAGTTTAAGCTCATCCTCTTCCCTATAATTCCTGCGTATTGACAGGACCTGTCCATTATCCTCACTGATGGTGACGATATAAGGGATTTTTATACCCGTGGGTTCGCCTTCTTCATCGGTTTCCTCATATCCCGGCAAATCCAGATCCACGTGGCATTCCAGTAAGGTGCAGTCATAATCAATATTGGAAGGTTCGGTTCCTGAAATATGGTCCACTTCTTCCGAAATACGGTCGGACTCTTCCTGTGCCGGAAGGACCGGAATATCCCGGTAAAACCCTGAAACCTGCTTCTTACGCAAATCATTGAGGGACACGCGCACAATATGCGTGATATTCGGGCATGTCTCTAAATCATTCGCTTCATAAGGGATAATCAGGTTCTCAGCAGGCACGAACTTGGAAACTGCGCGGTCTAGGCCATCATCAAAATAAACTTTCTTGAAAGTGGACCCTGCCAAGGGCAAGTGGAACAGCATCTGGTCAAATTCAGGCGTGTATTCTTCCATTACATTCATAATGTAATAGTTCATAAACCCACGGACCCGTTTTGCCTGCTCTTCCTTTTTATGGGTAGGATCACCCAGAACTACCGTCCTGACGGGGCCATCCGAAGGCAATAGTTCATTAAATGCCTGTGCCTGAAACTGTACAGCGGCTTCTGCCAGAACCGGATGGGTTACCCCTGTGGCTCCACGGAAAGGATTGGTACGGTCTTCGTAATTAAAGCCCAGTAATTCAAGGCCCTTTGAATAGGCGTCTTCCCATTCGGAACGGGACGACTTGTTGGATTCATATTCTGCAATAAGGTCACTGC